TACGGCATTTTAGACCCGGAAGAAAATATAAGACAGTTTACGGAAACCATGTGGATTGTTGGTAGGAAAATGGGCAAGACGCTGATTGCTGCCAGCAATATAACATATTTCACTTATGTTATTGGTGAATTCGGGTCAGAGATTTACTGCGTTGCTCCTAAACTGGCACAAGCCGATTTGGTCTATTCCGCTTTCAAGTTTACGGTTGACCACGAACCAGCGTTTGCGCGGATATCTAAGCAACGCAAGAACGATCTGTTTATAGAAAAGTACAATACAACAATCCAGAAAATTCCTTTTGCAGATAAACGGTCAGACGGTTATAACCCTATGTTTTTTGTCGCTGACGAACTTGCTGCTTGGCCTGGGCAGAAGGGTCTGCGGCAATGGGAGGTTATGACCAGCGGCAACAATTCACGCCTTGAACCGATGGGGCTTGGCATTAGTTCCGGGGGATATGAAAACGAGGGCATATTTGACGAACTTGTAAAGCGTGGAACGGCATTTTTGAACGGCAACAGCAGAGAAAAGCACCTGTTGCCGATTTTTTATATGATTGACGATATCAACAAATGGGATGATATCAACGAACTTTACAAGAGTCTGCCGGGGCTGGGTGTGTCCATCAGCGTCAAAAAAATCCTGTCTGAAATCGACACAGCGCATGAGTCACTTAGTAAAAAGGCCGAGTTTATTACTAAGTATTGCAACATCAAGCAAAATTCGTCTTTGGCCTGGTTCACTTCGCAGGATGTCAAAAAGGCGTTTGGCAATCATTACACGTTTGAGGATTTCCGCAATACTTATGCGCTTGGCGGTCTGGACTTGTCGCAGACAACCGACCTTACAAGCGCTTGCGTATTGATTGAACGGGACGGGATCATTTATGTTTTTTCGCATTTCTGGTTGCCGTCTGAAAAACTGAACGAGGCAACCGACCGGGACGGCATACCCTATCAGGCGATGATTGAACGGGGTTTTCTTACGCTGTCCGGTGACAACTTTATTGATTACAAAGATTGTTACCGCTGGTTTGCCGATCTGATAGAAACTTATCAGATTTACCCGTTAATGATTGGTTATGACCGTTATTCGGCCCAATACCTTGTTCAAGATTTAGAGACATACGGGTTTCATTGTGACAGCGTTTTTCAGGGTTTTAACCTGACCGGGATCGAAGACAACCTTGAAGGGCTTTTGAAAAACGGAACCATTCAATGCGCTGATGACAACGACCTTTTGAAAATTCATTTTCTGGATGCTGCACAGCAGATTGAAAGCAATACAAGCGCACATCCGCGAAAGAAGTTGGTTAAATTGAGTAAAAACGCACACGTTGACGGCGTTGCTGCAATCCTGGATGCGCTTTGTATGCGTCAGCAGCATTGGAGCGAATTGAGCGACCGCCTGTTGAATGCGGGGTGATAGTATGGGAATTTTTGAAAAGATATTTGGCAAACGTGAAAGCGCTGCCCAGAACGCAAGGGAACAGTTTAGGTTGCTTGATGGGTATGTTCCTGCTTTTCAGACGTGGCAAGGCAGCGTTTACGAGTCTGAACTAATCCGTGCGGCTATTGATGCGCACGGGAGACACGCTGCGAAGCTGGCCCCGGTCATACAGGGTTCAGCCAAGCCGAACTTGCGGAGCAGACTGCAAAACCAGCCGAACGAATTTCAAACTTGGCCCCAATTCCTTTATCGTACTGCAACGGTGTTATACGCACGGAACACGGCTTTTATTGTTCCGGTGCTGGGTGAATACGGGGAAACCAACGGGATTATCTGCATAGCGCCAGAACGCTGGGAATTGGTTGAATACAAGGGCGAACCGTGGATTAGGTTTTTCTTTGACGCTAACAGACAGCGTAGGGCGGTCGAACTGTGGCGGGTTGGCATTCTTACCCGGTATCAATACCGTTCTGACCTGTTCGGCGATGACAACAGCGCCTTGAAACCAACCCTTGACCTGATAGCGATTCAACGTCAGGGCGTTCAGGAGGCAATAAAAAACGGCGCTTCGTTTAGGTTCATGGCGGTAAGTTCGAACTGGACTAAAGACGAAGACCTTGCGAAAGAACGCAGAAGGTTCGACCGGGAGAACTTCACGGGTAGTTCGGGCGGCGTACTGCTGTTCCCTAACACCTATAAGGACGTAAAGCAGATCAATTCAAACGCATATAACGTAGACGCAGCGCAACTGAAACTGATTTCCGAAAACGTGTTTAACTATTTCGGGGTCAATGAAAGCATCTTACAGAATAAGGCGTTCGGTGATGAATGGCTTGCGTTTTACGAAGGTGCGGTTGAATGGTTCTCCGTCAATCTGTCTGACAGCGTTACCCGTATGCTTTATTCTGAGCGAGAACGCACAGTTGGCAATCGGGTCACGTTTACTTCGAACCGTCTGCAATACATGAGCAACGCAGACAAACTAAGCGTTGCTGAAAAAATGGCAGACCGTGGTTTGATGACCCGTAACGAAATCCGCGAAATTTTCAACTTGGCCCCGCTGCCTGATCCTATCGGCAACCAGTTACCTGTTCGGGGCGAATATTACAACGTTGGTGAGGAAGGAGGGAACAACAATGAGCAAACAGAAGGTTGAATGCCGTGCATATGCGTTTGATGTTGGTTCTGAAGAAATTGAAGGGAAACGGCGTTTAACGGGTAGACCTATTGTGTTTAGCAGCAGGACGAACCTTGGCCCGTTTGACGAAATCATTGAACCAGGTGCGCTTGACAATACCGATTTGCGGGATGTTAGATTTCTTGTAAATCATAACGTCAGCATGATCCCGCTTGCCAGGAGCAGAAACAACAACGAAAACAGCACAATGCAGTTAATGCCTGTTGCAGATGGTATGGATATTCGTGTTGATATTGATGTTGATAACAACATGGATGCCCGTGCGCTATCTTCTGCCGTAGATCGTGGAGACATAACCGGAATGTCTTTCATGATGGTCGGCATTAAAGATAGATGGGAAAACCCGCGAGGCGAACACCCGACCAGACACATTGTTTCAATCGGGCGTGTTCTGGAGGTCTCTGCGGTGACTTTCCCAGCTTACGATGATACGTCTATTGAACTTCGTGCCAATTCCGAAGCGCTGGATAGCGCTATGGAATCGCTGGACAGCGCAAAGGCAGTTGAAGAACAAGAAGAACGTACCAGAGAAGAAAAGAAGCGTAGAATTATGTTACTGATGGAGGTTAACAAATAATGACGATTGAAGAGATTGAAACCAGAATGGACGCAATCAAGGCTGAACTTGAAAGCCCTGAAGCTGACCTTGATGCGCTTCAGGAAGAGGTACGTAGTCTGACCGCCGAGCGTGAAGAACTGCGTAAAGCCGCTAAAGAAGCGGAAGAAAAACGCCTTGCCATTGCTAATGGCCTTGGCGAAGTGAAAGAAAAACAGGAGGAAGAAAAAACCATGACCGTTGATGAAATCCGTAGTTCTAAAGATTATATTGTTGCCTTTGCCAACTACATCAAATCCGGTGATGACCGCGAATGCCGTGCGATGCTGAAAACCGAAAATGCGTCCGGTCAGGTTCCCGTCCCGGTGCTGGTGGATGAAATCGTCCGTACTGCGTGGGAAAATGAAGAGATTCTTTCCCGTGTCCGCAAAACGTATTTCCGTGGCAATCTGAAGGTCGCGTTTGAACGCGGCGCCGACCCCGCTTATGAACACACCGAGGGTTCTACGGCCCCGACCGAGGAAAGTCTGACCCTTGGTATCGTTTCGCTTATCCCGAAAAACGTCAAAAAATGGCTGCGCATCCCGGACGAGGTTGCCGCGATGGGTGGCGAACCGATGGTTCGTTATATCTATGACGAAGTTACCTACCAGATTATTCATAAGCTGTCTGCTCTGGTTGTCGGCGATATCGCTGGCGCTGATACTTCCCACAGCGCTTCTGCGGTTGGTATTCCGAAGGTCAACCTGGCCCCGGCGCTTAATACCATTCCGACCGCTGTTGCTAACCTGAGTGATGAAGCCCGTAACCCCGTGGTTATTATGAACCGCCTGTCGGATGTGAATTTCCATGCTGCGTATGCCGCTGGTAATTTCGCTGTTGATCCGTATGCTGGGCTGCCCCGTCTGTATACGTCTGCCCTTCCCGCCTATGATACCGCCAGCACCAACGCTGTTTATGCTATCGTTGGTGACCTGAACGGTGCACAGGTCAACTATCCCGAGGGTGACGGCATTGTCATCAAGTGGGACGAACTGACTGAAGCGGAGAAAGACCTTATTAAGATTGTAGGCCGCCAGTATGCCGCCCACGGCGTGACTGCTCCTGGTCGTTTTGTGAATATCACCAAACCCGCTGCCGCTACCACCTGATGAAAGTCAAGCTTTTGCGGGATAGCAAAATCATGCACAAGGCCGGGGAAATCGTAGAGGTTTCCCCGGTCGAGGCGAATTTCCTGTTGTCGGTTTGCTCAGCTATTGAGGTAAGAACCGAAAACGTCATAGAACAACCGGAAAAGACCACCAGAAAACGGGGAGCGAAAAAAGAATGAAGTTGCTGATTGCTGTACCAGCTTTCGACCAAATCCCTACAAAGTTTGTAGAATGCCTGACGGCGTTGCTGCAACGCCTAAACCGCGATGGGATGAGCGTTGATGTCAAATTCCTTACGGGTACGCTGGTTTATGCGGCAAGGGATAAGTTAGCGATACACGCAATCACGCACGATTATTCACACGTTCTTTGGTTGGATGCAGATATGGTCTTTGATGACGAATTGTTATATGATCTGCAATTCGCGCATAAGGATTTTGTGTCCGGCATTGCAAGGTCACGCAGACCGCCCTATTGTTCTTGCCTGTTCTCAGACCTGTCAGCGGTCAAACGTATTGATGATTACCCAACAGACACATTCAGAATTGCGGGTTGCGGGTTTGCTTGCGTCCTGATTAAAACGGATATCATCAAGGCGGTCAGGGAACGGTTTAACACCTGTTTTCTGCCAACGGCAGACCTGGGTGAAGATTTAGCGTTTTGCAAACGTGCGTCTGACCTGGGTTATGCAATCTGGGCTGAACCGGGTGTCAAGATTGGACACATAGGGCAAATCGTGATTTATCCTGATGACGTACACGCATTGAACCAGATAAATACGGGGGTTGGCGATGCTTGACAAGGTTAAATTAGCAATGGCGATTACGACAGACGCATATGATGCGGAACTGTCTGATCTCATTGACGCTGCGAAGCTTGACTTGGGCATTGCTGGCGTAAATAGCGAATTTATACACGACAAGTTGATACAAAGGGCAATCATTACATATTGTCGGATGATGTTTCATAGTCCTGCCGATTTTGAAAATCTGCGTTGGGCGTATGAATCACTAAAAGGCAGTATGGCAATCTCAACGGGTTACACAGAATGGGGTGCGCTAAATGGTAACAGCGGATGTCCTTACGCTAATTGCTGATTCCCCGGAATCACACGGGCGCTTTGATGCTGCGACAGAAACGCGCAGACAGGTATATTGCACCGTGCGCAGCGTTGGAATGCGTGAAGCCTATGAAGCGATGTCCCACGGACTGCGGCCCGAATGGGTGTTTGTCCTGACGCATAGTTTTGAGTACAACGGTGAAAAGCGCTGCGAGTTTCGCGGTGTACCGTATACCGTCCTGCGTACTTATGTGACCGAGGCAGACGGCATTGAAATAACTGTCGAAAGGGGTAATAATGCAATTGTACGAAACGCTGATAGCGAATCTGAAAGCGCTGAAAATACCCCTGGCTGAATACGCCTGGGATGTGCGGCCTGATACAGATTATCTGGTCATAGCCATTGACACCGAGGCGGCAAGCCTACAGGCAGACGGTGCGAAGGTCAACCAATCCCCACAGGGAACGGTTGACCTTTTCACTTCTACCAATGACAGAACGGTTATGCAGTCTGTTCAAGGTGTGCTTGATGCGCTTGACGGTTGTGCCTGGTACTTGAATTCTGTGCAATACGAAGATGATACACGGTTGCTTCATTGGGAATGGGTTTTTTCGCTTGAAACGTGGTGATTAGATGGCAAGAACAAAAGCGGTCACGGGTGGGGAAGAGTTTTCCGCACTATTGAACAACCTTGCCGGGGATCAGGTTATTACCGTGATGAAATCTGCCTGTTATTCCGGGGTCGGTGTGCTGGCAGATGCAATCAAGTCTGAAATACGCAATCTGCCTGAAGAGGACGGCTATATGCGTCCGGGCAAAAAGCGTAACGTCATTGGCAAGCATGACAAACGAAAGCTTGAAGAAAAATTAGGCGTTTCGCATATCGAGGCTACAGGCGATAAAGCAACCGTTGCTGTCAGTTTCGCCGGGTACAATGACCGCCCAACAAAGAAATACCCCAACGGTGTACCGATCCCGTTGATTGCCCGATCCATCGAAAGCGGGTCAAGCGTTCGTCAAAAGAATCCGTTTATTCGGAGGGCATTTAACAACGCGCAAACCCAAGCACAAGAGGCAGCTATAGACGCTGGGCAAAAAGCCCTTAACGAACTAATCAAATAATTTGGAGGTAACCCAAATGGCAAAAGTTGGTCTTAGTAAACCATTTTACGCCAAATATGCCGCTGCGAATCAGGTTGTGACCTATTCAGGCGGCGCTTCTATGGGTAAGGCTGTCGAGGCCCAGATTGAACCGGACGATAATGATATTGAAAAGTTCTATGCTGACAATGGCCCCGCTGAATCTGCCCAGGTCTTTTCGGGTGGTACGCTGACCCTGAACATTGACCGCCTTGATTCTTCTGTTGTCGGCGATATCTACGGCATTACACCTGGTTCGTCTGCAACGCCTGTCGGTACTACGCTGGCTTTCAAAGCGGATGCGGTTGTGCCTTATGTGGGTATCGGTCTGATTGCTAAAAACATTGTTGACAATAGCGCTGTCTGGATTGCGATGGTGCTGCCGAAAGTGCAGTTTGTGCATCCTACGTTTGACCTTACGACACAGGGCGAAACCATTGAATTCAGCGGCAATGAACTGACCGCGACCATTCTGCGTGATGACACGTCTGATGGCAACTGGTTGAAGATGGGTTATTTCAGCAGCGAGGCCGATGCTGAAACCTGGATCAAATCCCTTCTGTCCATTTCTGCGGCTACAACCTGAGAATAACAAAAGGAGCGCATTTTTATGAGAACTTCGAAACTTAACATTGCTGGTAAAGAATACCTTCTTTGTATGTCCAACCGTGTTTTGGTTGACATTGAAAGCAAAGGCCAGAACCTTGAAACCTTCTTGCAGACGGAACAACCTATTACTAATATTTGCTGGTTGATTCGCAGGATGAGCGAGGCGGGACGTGCCTACGCTAAATTAGCTGGCCTGGGTGATTATAGCACTATTTCCGAGGAATCTATCCTTGATGCGTCCGGTTCTGACGATTATGACGAATACATGCAAGCGATTCTTGAAGCCGCTACAGGCGAACGCAAGGTAGAGGCAGAACCGCCAAAAAACGCAGAGGGCACTCACGGGGAGGGCCTAAACGCCTAACAAGTGAGTGGTTTATCTGGTACGGTCTGGAAATGGGCTTGTCCCTTGACGAAACTATGTCCCTTCCGCTTTCGCTTCTATATGACCTGATAGCCATTAACCAAATTAAAAAAGAAGGCTACAGGTACAAACAGACAACGGCAGAAGGGCAACTTGAACTGATGCAGATGTTTAAAACGCTAAAATAAGGCGGGTGAAAGAATGGCGGCAAAAAGCACAATTTCCCTTGGAATTGAGGTAACCGGAGCGCAAGCATTTAAGGCCGAACTAAAGGCTTGTGATGCGGAATCTAAAGCGCTATCGGCAGAAATGACCCGCCTGTCACAGTCAACAAGCCTGATTGATAAAGGTCTGTTGGGTATGTCTCAGAAGTTTACTACTTTGGGGCAGTCCATGCAGAACCAAAAAGATAAGCTTGCATTACTGAACCAGGAATTACCCAAAGCGCAGCAAAGTCTTGCCGCATTGGGGCAGGAACTTGAACGGGCCAAAGCAAGCGGCGATTCCGCTGCAATAGAACGGGCAACAACAGCATACGAAAAACAGCGTACTACGGTCGCTGGCCTTGAACAGAACATGAGCCAGACCCGGACGGAGATTGACAAAACCAAACAATCAATGTCACAGATGGTTTCCGGGGCAATCATGACCGGGTTTAACAGTCTGAAAACTGCTGCCGGGAACATTGCAAGTGCGTTTGTTCAGGTCGGCAAGGCCGTTGAACAAGCTGCATCCGCTATTATTGACAAGATGAACAAGGCCGTAGTTGGATTGACTGCGGCTGGTACGGCTGTTGTGCTTGGCTTGGGCAAGGTCGGTCTTGAATATAATGCCCAGATGGAATCATACGTTACCAATTTTACAACGTTGCTGGGCAGCACCGAGGCCGCTGCAAAGAAGGTTGAAGAACTTAAAAAGATGGCGGCAGCTACCCCGTTTGGCATGGAAGACCTTGCACAAGCAACGCAAACCTTGCTTTCGTTTGGTATTCAAGCCGATAAAACAACCCCGATCCTAAAGGCATTGGGTGATGTTTCGTTAGGCAATAAGGAACGGTTCCAGTCATTAGCATTGGCGTTCGGTCAGGTTTCGTCTGCTGGTAAGTTGACGGGTCAAGACCTGAACCAGATGATTAACGCTGGTTTCAACCCGCTTAACGAAATCAGCAAGCGCACGGGCGAAACAATGGAGCAGTTGCGCGACCGCATGAGCAAAGGCGGGATCAGCGCGAAGGAAGTTGAACAGGCGTTCATTGATGCGACAAGCGCCGGGGGTCAGTTTGAAAACGGTATGCAGTCAGCGTCTAAGACAACTGAAGGTTTGATTTCAACCCTGAAAGACAACGCCAAAGCGCTTGTCGGTGAAGTGTTCCAGCCTATCAGCAACACAATTAAAAATGACCTTCTCCCGGCAGCGCTGAGGTATATTCAGGAACTAACTGACGCATTTACAAAGAAGGGGTTGCCCGGTCTTATCAATGCTGTTGGCGATATTCTTGATAAGATTATGGGCAAGGTGCAATCTGAAGGCCCAAAGATTATCAATGCTGCGTTTGAAATCGTTAATCAGGTAATAGACAGAATAACAAAATCAATGCCTGAATTTGTCAAAACGGGCGCTGAAGTAATTAATTCCGTGGTTAATGGGTTGCAAAACACCCTGCCTAAGTTAGGCCCGATTGCAGCAGAAGTTGCTCCGCTGATTGTTAAAACAATCTTTTCATACAAAATGACGCTGCTTGATACGGGCATTCAGATTATCGTTGCCATTGTTGACGGTATTGCAAAGGAAATGCCGTCTATCATGCAGACAATGAGCGAGGGCCTGTCAAGGCTTTTGGATACTATTACAAGCAATTTGCCAAAGTTCTTGCAAGCTGCCGGGGAAATTATTGTAAGTCTTGTTAAAGGGTTGCTTGATAATATGGATAAAGTAACTGCTGCAATAACGGAAATTATCAATGCAATATCTAACTGGATTATGAATAATCTTGGCCTTATTCTTGATGCTGGTTTGAAAATTATTGGTGCATTGGTGCAAGGCATTATAAATTCCATGTCAAACATCAATAGCGCTGTTGCTTTGATAATTGCTGCAATCGTTGCGATCAAAGGCCCCTTAATTGCGGCAATGGTTGCAATCGGCGTGAATGTTGTAAAAGCAATCTGGGAAGGTATTCAATCTGTTGGCAATTGGCTTGGTGATAAAATATCTGGGTTGTTCAGCGGGATCGTTGACGGTGCAAAAAGATTGCTTGGCATTCATAGCCCGTCAAGGGTTTTCGCCGGGATCGGTGAGAATATCGCCCTGGGCCTTGCTGAAGGTATGAAAGATAGTGCTGGGATTGTAC